ATGAGTTTCTTTAACGATTTTCACGTATTACCAGGTACGCATACGTCATCATACACATCAAGTGTTTCAAATGATATCTTTGGTGGCTTGCACAGCTTCATCTTGAACGTTATTAAAGCGATCAAGGGATAATCTATTTCGATAAACTAATTAATATATTAATTAATGTCTTGATATTATTTAGATAATGAGGGAGGATATACATTATGAGTTTCTTTTCAGATTTACACTTTTTACCAGGTACGCATACTTCATCACACACCAGCTACGTTAGCAACCAACCACTTGGTACTTTCTACCAATTCGTATTGAACGTAATTGCTGCATTCAAAGGCTAATTAATTAACAATTAAAGGGGATTAATCTCATGAGTTTTTTCAATGATTTTCATATTTTACCAGGTACACACACATCATCATATACATCAAGTGTTTCCAACGACATCTTTGGTGGATTACACAGTTTTATCTTAAACGTAATTGCCGCATTCAAGGGCTAATTCGTTAAATATAACTGAAATGCCAACAAAATCGTTATGGTGTTATTAAGCACGACACGATAAGCACGACTAAGATGATGGGCTGGCAAGCGATTTGTCGCCCATCATTTTACATAAATGCAGAAAATCGTGGGTGCTCGGGGAGGATTCCATATGTCAAAAGATAATCAAAAAATGACCGGTGATTCGGTTTATCGGGTAAAGATGTATAAAGATGGCAAGCGTTGGGTTTATGCCGGCGCAACCACGTTAGCTTTGGCTGCAGGTTTAGTATTTGCCAACGTTAATGCTTCTGCTGATACTGCTGCTAGCTCAGACGCAACCACGGAACAAGTTTCTAGTGCTGCCAGCTCTGCTGCAACTAGTTCAACGGCGACTTCATCAGCTGCTACGGATGCCAGTTCTGCATCTTCAACTGCAACTTCAACGTCAAGTACGGCTAGCTCAACTGCTACTACTTCAAGTAGTGCTGCCAGCTCGACTGCTTCTTCAGCTGCTACGTCAACAACGAGTGCGGCTAGTTCTTCAGCTGCAACTGTCAGTGCGACTACACCAGCAAGCAGTGATGCGACATCGACTTCAACGGCAACTGTTGCAGCAACGGCTGCTAAGGCATCAGTTGCAACACCAGCTTCTGCTGCAGCAACGGCAACCACAACTGCTACGACCACGGCTGCGACTACAGCCCCAACAGTAACGGCACCAGCTTCTGAAGCTGCTAATCAAACTGCTGCTGGCTCAGTTGACGCTGGAACATTGACGAGTGCTACTCAGTCGGGTGGTTCGGGCAACTTACAAGACCAAGCACAATACATTCAGGAAAATGTTGATGGCACGAACATCAAAGTTACTGCCGGGCATACGTACGCAGTTGCCATCCGGTTAACCAAGAGCCAAGCGCTTGATTGGGCTAATGCTTCTGGTCAAGTTTCAATTGCGCCAAATGGTTCCAACAGTAATGGCACTTGGACTGCCGTTGAATACGCAACTGAATCCGGTAAGGAATACAGTTACGCAGCTGGTGCTTCAACTGCCACTGTGGACATCACGAAGCTAACTGATGCTGATAGTTATGTCACTGTTCTCTATACTTTCAAAGCTAACGACGACGCGACGACGGGTAGCCGGGCTGCATATTTGGAATTTACAGGGACTACCTCAGTTAATAAGTTATCAACTAATACTAACAACACTGATGCCAATCAGCAGATTGAGGCTTGGAGCTATGCAACCCAAGTAATGGATACTTCTGTTGCCGCTGGTACGGTCGTTGTCCATTACGTTGATGAAAACGGCAATAAGATTGCGGATGACACGACTGTTCAAGGCGATGTTGACAATACTTACACCGTTACACCTGCTACTTTCAGTAATTACACGTTAGATACGACTAAGTCCAGTGCTTTGACTGGAACAGTTGCCGCTGACACTACTGATTCTGATGGTAATGTGACGGCTGCTGGTACTGAATTGACGTTAGTCTACTCACAAAATACCGAAGCTTCAAACTTGACTGTTAACTACGTTGATGCTGATGGCAATACGATCTTACCTTCTAAGACTTATACAGAAGGTGCTGATGGTACTGCAGCTGAAGTTGGCGGTGCTTACAGTGTAAATGCCGCTTCGATTGACGGTTATACCTTAACGGGTGATGCAACCCAAACTGGGACTTTTGTTTCTGGTGGTAACACGGTTACCTTCACTTATACGAAGGATGCAGCCCCAGTTGAACAATCAACGGTTACGGTAAACTACGTTGATGCTGATGGTAACACGATCAAGGCCGCTACGACCCAAACTTTGGATAACGGCTCAACTTATACGGTTGAAACGCCAACGATCGATGGTTACACTTACAAGTCAGCTGATGCCGCTTTGACTGGTACGGTTGATGGTAATAAGACGATTACCTTAACTTACACCAAGGATTCAACGACACCAGTTGAAAATAAAGCTAACTTGACGATCAATTATGTTGACGCTGATGGTAACACCATCAAAGCATCCAGCGTAACTGAATATATCGTTGGTCAAGCTTACACGGTTGGTCAACCAGAAATTGCTGGTTACACTTATGACCATGCCACTGGTGATGCCATTGCCGGAACGATTGCCTACAACGGTAACACAGTTACCCTTGTTTACACGAAGAACGGTGGCACTACTCCAACTGAACAAACTAAGACGATCACAGTTAACTATGTTGACGCAGATGGTAATACGATCAAGAGTGCGACGACCACAACTTACAAAGTTGGGGACACTTACACGGTCGCAACACCTTCAATCGATGGTTACACTTACAAGTCAGCTGATGGTGCTTTGAGTGGTACGGTGGCTGATGACGCGACGATCACCTTAACTTATGCTAAGAATGATAACGGCGGCTCAACGACTGCACCTACCACCGCACCTGGTACCGGTGACAATGGTAATAACGGTGGTGGCACGACGACAACCGCACCTACGACTGCACCTGGCACTGGTGACAACGTCAACGGTGGCGGTACTGGTACAACTACAACTGCTCCTGTTACGACGCCAAGTGACGATACTGTTGATAATGGTAATGGTTCATCAAACAACGGTTCATCAACGACGACTTCAACGGCACCAGCAACCACGGTTTCTGATGATGAAGTAACGCCAACGACGACGGCTACTACTAACAATGGGACTAGTGGGGTTGTTCCTGCATCAGCCTCATTGAAGCCAGTAGTTACGACTAAGACGACGACTTCAGACGCAAAGACGTTACCACAAACGGATGAAGACGAAAACGGGACTGCCTTGGCTGTCTTGGGTCTTTCAACCTTATTGATGGGTTCAGCGCTATACTTTGGCGTTTCTCGTCGGAAGCATGAAGCATAATAATTAGAATAGCTTGATTATTTGCTGAACGGATAGAAAGGTCAGCGATGACCTTTCTACTCTTTGAGCAAACAATCAAGTTTATGGAGGAGTTGCATTATGAAGATGTTCAATAAAAAGCGCAGAGATAAGAATGAGGATTACCGTAATCATTCTGAGCGTGCAACGGCGACTTCAACCGTTGCTGCTCAAAAGCCAAAACCAAAGGCGACTCAAAGTAGTACGACCCCCAATGTGCGGTCATCTGCTGGTGTCCGGCCAACTAGTAGCAGCGTGACTGCTTCAACTAGTGCCCCAGTTAAGGGCCAAAACCGGGTCAACCAACGGCGTGCTACCCAAACAGCAGCCAAAAACAGTGTGGCCATTGAACGCGAAATGGCTGACTTAAACAAGCAATACCAAACTTTACGTGGGGAGCTTAAGGTCCAATTAGTTCAGGATCGTAAGCACGAAAAGCAACAGTATGAAACTTTAGTTGCCGAACAGTTAAACTTAGAACAACAGTTAAAGGACGCTAAGGTTACTCTGTCTAAACAGGACAAAGTCGTTAACACGAACGATAGCGAACGGCAGGGAATGGTCAAGACCATCAATGCTGCTCAAAAACGTTATGATGATGCTAAGAAAGCTCTTGCTAAGAGCGATCAAACCATCAAATCGTTGGAAAAGAAGATTACGCAGTCTGAACAATCATTAGCTGATTTGAAGCAAAATGAAGCTGATATGCGTAAAGCAATTCAGGGCGAACAGGATCTTAAGAAGTTATTCGTGTTGATGAAGCAACAGGAGAAGCAAGCACAGGATCTGTATCAAAAGAGTGACGCAATCAACAGTGAACTCGTGAAACTCCAGAAGCGTGAACAGACTGAAACCCGTGAACGTTCGCGGAAGGAACACGCGATTACGAGTGCGGAAAAAGACTTACATACCGCTCAAGATGCGTTAGTTGCTTATGATCGTAAGAAGAAGAGTGCTCAAGACGAACAAGAACGTTCACTCAACTTGATTAATCAGAAAATCAATCGATTACAACATGATTATGATCAAAATGCCACGATTGTTAAGGGGCTCCAACAAAAGATTGAAAGCATTGATGCCAAGTTAAAATCGGATTACGGGACGACTCACTTAGTATCGCCCGTCGAATTTGACCAGTCTGCAAAGTACTTCTTGTTCAGCACCGATCTGATTCAATCATTGTCTGGTGATGAAAAGGCTTCGATGGAAATGATCATGGGCTTATTGAAGAGTGAAGTTAAGGATAAAGCTAATGTTATTACGGTTAACTATAATGACAGCTTGCCAGAAATTTGGAACAGTTACCAATCAGCTGGCTTAGTTGATAAACGAACTGGCTTGTACAACATGTACTACACGATTCAGGCAAAGGTACCGGGTGCCGTTGCGAAGACTAAACCAGAATTACCTGATAATCCTGCATGGCAATATAAGCGCAATGCTGATAAGCAGATTGTGTCAATTGCCGATGATGGCGGTAACCCAATTATGACGTTGAAGTACCGTAAGAATGGTGCCATTTGGTACATGACTTACTTCAATGGGTCATTAGCAACTCGTCGGGATGTGTACGATGCTGCCGGGTTCTTGTCAGTCACTCAGTACCTTGACCGGACGAATAACTCACAAGTGACACTAGAAAACTTCTATCGTCCAGACCACTCTTTAGCAATGGTCAAGCAATATGGTAGTAACCACGAATTATCAATTCAATTAGTGAATAAGGAAGAAGCCATCACGAATGTCTTCCATTCTGAAGCACAATTATTGAACTGGTGGTTGGCATCAGTCTTACAACAACAAAACAGTGTGTTGGTTATGGGAGTTAACGCCCCATTGTTCGACCAATGCTTACAAGCAACGAATGATAATTTCCATCTCTTACCAATCGTCTCTGCTGATGATTTGGATAATCAACACGTCCAAGATATTATCAACGGAAAGAGTAAGTTGTCGAGCTTAGTTGTAACGGATCGTGATGTTCAGACTGCGATTGAGAAACAAATGACACGTGATCTTGAAATCACCGTTATGCCAGCTGCAGAAGTCCGTGCGTAATCACGGGGTTGTTGATGATGCCTTGAACGTGACGCATGAATGGGGTTTTAAATAATGATGAAGACTAATACTAAGAAGGCCAAGTACGACGATGCGGAATTGTTCGAAAAAGTCTTAGTGGGCATGTCATGGCTTGAAAGCCATCTTCGCGAGATTATTCAAACGATGGTGACTGATGCGGACGTGTCGTTCGAACAGTTCTTGATTCTCTACTATCTTGACCATAGCACTGATCACCGGATTACGGTGAAAGAGCTAGCCGCTGACCGCCACGTCTCTTCTTCAGCGATTTCAAGGAAACTGACCTACTTGATCAACAATGACTTGATTGTGTTGAACATCGATCCTTATGATCGTCGGTACCGTTATCTAACGTTGACCGCCAAAGGTGAGAAGTTAGCACGGGTCATTGAAAAAGTTAACGAAGAACGCCTTGGCAAGTTCCTCGACGAATTTGGCCGGATTCGAACCTCTGAATTAACTGATGAGCTTCGGATGGTCAGCAAAGTTTTAGTGGATACCAAGGAAATTAAAGGCTAGTAAAAAAGAGTCATTCAACTTGTATAAGCTGAATGACTCTTTTTAGTGTTAAATATTGATCGCTAATGAGAACAAGATAAAACCACCAAGTAACATGGCAAGAATCGCCACGACCACCCACAGCACTTGACGGACGTTGTGCCGCACGCGTCGCTCAACATGGCTCTTTGATTGAAGATGCTCATGTTGGGCATTAAATAGCGAAGCATTCGTGTCTTTGACCCAATCAGCACCATGCTGACCATAGTAGGGGTTGGTGTTATGATTGAGCGAGTGGGGGACCCGGCCATTTGATTTGGTTAACGGTTGATAGCGCCGCATCGTAATCCTCTTTTCAACGGTTGTTTAGTTTTTCTGGGCCTTATAAGGAACGGCATAGTTCTTAGGGGCGTCGCTAGCTTTTGCATACTTCCAGTGCCCAGACATCTTCTTTTCGAGTGGGGCATCATCTTTGATGCAAGTAAAGCGAGAGCCAACTTCATTTTCGATAATGAAGATCCGGTTAAACTCGTGCCGCGTCTGAACAATGTGACAATCATTGTGATCGATACCAAAAACATCTTTGTATACCAACAACATTATCTCCTTTGGATTGAATTTAAAATAGTGACAATTTTACAAGGCTTCACAGACAGTCTACACTATCTATTATAAACCCCTAATCAAGTCCGTAAACCGTTTTGAGTGAAAAAAGATAAAATTGCACTGGCAAGGGTGTGACAATTCATAAAAAGCCACGCAGGTAAATTTGATCTTACCTGCGTGGCTTTATCCGTACTTCTGATTGGGTATACTGGGAACGACCCCCGTATTATCATAAATGCTTGTATATCAGCTATTACAAGGTGTTCAGGCCATTAAAAAAATTAGTTGGCTGTCCTTTTGGCTGACTACCTTTAAATTAACCCTATTTCCTCCTGTACTTGAAACTTTTCGTTTTAACGTGGTACACGTGGTACACGCGGACAATCGTTGATATAACAGCGTTTCAAAGTGCCCTAACGTGGTTCATTACCCAGTACAACGTGGTACACTTAGTAAAAAGTGTCAAATTCAGCAGTCTAAATATTAAAAATTAAGGTAATTAGCCAGTTTTTCAGTGGCTTCGTTTTTTTGCTTGGCAGTAACTGCGGTGTAAATATCTAAAGTCGTGCGATAGCTTGAATGTCCTAACTGGTCTTGTACTGACTTGATGGAAGCATGGGCTTCAAATGCAAGTGTCGCATAAGTGTGGCGGAATGCGTGAACTGTGACATGCTTCAAGTCATATTTAGTTAGAGTATGTTCAAGCCATTTACGTGGCTTAGATGGTTGAAACATTTCGTTATTTTCATTGGCAAATACATAGTGGTTACCCTGATTAATGTTGAATCCGAAACGTAGTAGCCATTCTTTTTGATCAACTTGCCAGCGTTGCAATATTTTGACCGTAGTGGGATCTAAATACACCGTCCGATTGCTACGCGCTGTCTTAGGCGCTTGTACTAGCAGACGGGCACCATCACCACGGGATTGTGTTTTATTAACCCGTATAGTGTGATTGCCAAAATCAATGTCAGACCATTCCAAGCAAAGCATTTCAGATTTTCTCATACCGGTAAAAGCCGCTAAACGGAAGAACACACTGGCTTGCGGTGTATTGTCATCATCATTCAGACACTCAAAGAAGTGTTGTAATTCAGCCTTATCAAAGTAATTTTCTAAGTTTTTGCGTGAACGATCATTTTTATTTACTGGTACAATAATGCGCTTGGCTGGATTCTCACTGATCAAGTCAATGTTGATGGCATAATCAAGCACCTTGGCAACGTAGTTCATTAGCGTGTGGTACTTGGCCAAGCCAGCATTAAACCACTGATTAATGGCTTTTTGACAATCCTTAATGGATATTTTAGCAATTCGGTAATCACTAAATATTGGTAAAATATGAAGCCGGAAAAGCCGTTGAGTCGTTACCCAAGTGCTTTCCTTAACCGTTTGTTTATATTGTGTGAACCACAGTTGGTAAATATCTTCAAAAATTGTATTATCGTTTTTAGTCGGTAGTCCATGATTGTAAATATCAAGTTCAAGTCTTGATAACACAATCTGGGCTTCTTTTTTTGTCTTGAATCCACGGCGTCGGGTATTTTTCTTTTTTCCCGTTAGTGGATCAACACCTAAATAAACTTGAAACTGATAACGGGTATTCCCGTCCTTGTCCTGATACTTCTTGATTGTTGCCATTTATAATTTCCTCCATAACGTACCGTGCGGGGGCAGTGTTATGTAGAACTGATTATATTTATGGTATCAATTACTTAGACGAATCTATTTTTTTAAAAAAGTCTAGTGAAACAGCGTTTTCCTCTTCAAACTCAAAATTCTTATCTTTGGCTAGTTTCAATAGGGAATGGATAGCATTTTCCCGAATCTTTTTAAATTCTGGGACTACTTGTGCCATATTGTCTTTTTGCTTTTGGGTCAAGTTCAAATTATCATCAACGAGTTTTCCTCCTGCATGATCAAGTTCTAAATACAAGTATGTTAACATTCCAGAAACACTAAAATCATAAGTCTCTACTCTTAATAGTACATATTCAGATACAACATATATTGCTTGATTAACTTTGTCATTGAGTGATTTATAATCAGACTCATTGCTAAAAATATAATCTATAAGCGAGTTGTTATCAATACAGTCTTCTAGGTACTCATTTATTTTTTCATAAGAATATCCCCCCTTGTCTTCTGATATGCCAATATTCAAGTTTTGGCTCTTCATTTTTGAAATGGCGCCATCTTTTATAAGAGAATGAATATCTTTAGTTCCATTTAAATAGAGAGGTGGCACTTTAAAAATTTCTGATAGCGTTACTAACACACTTTTTTTAGGATTTCTTTCGCCACGTTCATATTTGCTTAATAAATCTGGAGATATTCTTAAATCTGATAGTTTAAATAACATTTCTGAGAGTTCAGCCAAGGTTAGGCTATTTTCCTTGCGTAGTTTTCTAAGCCTGTTTTTCATATGTTATCACCTCTAAAAGAAGTATAAGCCATTAACAAGATTGAAACAAGACAAAAAGTATTTTTAACTATTGACAAGACAAAATGTATAATATATGATGAACTCGTTGGCAAGACAAAAAGTATTGTTAAAGGAGACGAAATAGAATGAAGAAAGAATTGCCACGTTATATGACATATAAGCAAGCTATGGACTGCTTAAATATCAAGTCATACAACACGCTTTACAAATATATTAAGCAGGGTTTACGAGTAGTTGCAATCAACGGTACAAAACGTATTGACCAACTAGACGCTGATAAGTTCATGGAAGCACATAAAATTTAATTGTACCGTGCGGGGGCAGAATAATTTTAAGGAGGTGATTTCATGATAGCAACAACAATTTTATGGGTAATCAAGTGTATGATTGTGTCGTTTGTTGGCAACGTGGTGTTTGAGTTAATCAAGAACCCGCGTCGGTATTTTGGAATGTGAGGTCAGTCGCATGGGAAAGCATACAAAAAAGACCTACTTTACTTTGGCGAGTAGTAGGTCGAAGAAATAATCCAAAATATGCTTCCCCTTATTTTAACACGTTAACACGGTTATATGAAGGGAATTTGTAATGAAGAAAACTAAAGATTTGGATGAACTAGCATTTGAGGCTGGATCACTCGTAACTTCAATAGGGGCTTTAAATGATTTTGTCTATGAATACTTCGTTAATAACAATATAGATTATTCCGAAAAATTGAGTGGACTAATCACTGTCATAAAGCAATATGCAGAAAATCACTATACAGATATTGATGAGCTTAATATGTTTGGCGGCGTTGAAAAATGAAAGAGTTCGCAACGCTTGATAAAGCAATTGAGCTGGCCCAACAAGGCTATGCGGTTTACCCACTAATTGAAAACACGAAGAAACCACCTAAAGGGGTGGCGGGCTACCAAGCCGCAACTAGCGATCAGAATACCATCTTTGCATGGTTCGAAAAGCACCCAACTTACAACTTAGGCTTGCGGCTAGATTTATCGGATTTATTAGTTGTCGACATTGATATGCACGAGCCAACTAAAAATGGCCGGACTAGCTTGGTACAACTATTTAATCAAGGTCAGACATTACCAAGTGACACATACATTGAACGGACGGCTAATGGCGGAGTACATTACTTTTTGAAATACGCGGGTGCTAAGGTTCGCAAAGTTGACGTTTGGCCCGGTATCGACTTACTAAGCGACTTCACGGTGATTGCCCCAAGTGAGATTAACGGCAAACCGTATAAACCCTTAGATGGCCGAACCTTGGCTGATATTAAGCCGGCTCCTCAATGGTTAGTCGATAAGTTGACGGGGCAAAAAGTGAACTGGACGTCAGAACACGCCTATGCCACACGCCAAAAGAAGTATACCGGTCGTTTGCTAGACGAAATGGTAACCGGAACAACCCAAGGTAATCGCAATGCTTGGTTAACTAAAATTGCCGGTCGTATGTTTGGCGTCGGTGCTAATCCCAAGACAGTCTATAACATGCTGTCAGTGATCAATGATTCGTTCGTTGATCCGGCACTACCAAGCAAGGAAGTTAATGTGATTTTTCAATCCATTTTAAAACGAGAGAGTAAGGGGGTTCATTAATGGGCAAAGCAATTGATTTACCAGCAGAGACCCGAGAAGCGGCCAATAATGTTATCAAAATGCAACGTGACGCTGATTGGCAGAATGATTTCAAAAAAAATTCGGACGATGGGATCAAAACACAGTCTCTTTACAATATCCGTTTAATTATGGAACATGACGAAATGTTGAAAGGACTAGTTGTCTTTGACGAGTTCTCGGAACAAATTGTCAAAACACCACAAGCAGACAATTCACTGTTCAAAAAAGGTTTTTGGAATGATAGTGATGACACGTTATTGAGAAGTTATATTGAAGATCATTACAACCTGTTATTCAGCAAGGAAAACATTACCGACGCGGTAGTTACAGAGGCACGCCGCAAGACAATCAATCCGGTTAAGGCTCGTATTGAAGCGGTAGAATGGGACGGCCAGCCACGTGCTGAACGTTATTTCATTGATTACTTAGGTGCCGAAGATAATCACTACACCCGCACCATCACTAAGAAATGGCTAACTGGTCTTATTGCCCGGGCCTATGTTCCCGGAGTTAAGTTTGAAATTGTCCCTATCTTAGAGGGAAGCCAAGGACTTGGCAAGAGTACGGCTGGTAAGAATCTATACCCGGATAAATTTAATGATTCGTTGAAAGGAATGGGTAAGCAGAAAGACGATTATCAACAGTTACAAGGTAGTTGGATTATTGAAGTTGCCGAGCTTTCCGCCATGAAGAAAACGGACGTTGAGGGAATTAAAAATTTTATTAGTGCACAATCCGACACATATCGGAATAGTTACGGCCGCTATGCGTTGCCACACCCGCGTAAATGCGTATTTATTGGCACAACTAACCAAACCGACTATTTAAAGGACGCGACCGGTGAACGGCGCTTCTATCCAATTAAATGTGGGGTCAACAAGGCCAAATTAGATGTATGGCACCCGGACGAGAATTATATACTTCAAGTATTGGCGGAGGCCGCGTATTGGTTTAGAAATGGCGAACTGCTATATCTGGATCAGGCCACTATGAAAGAGGCTAAGGCGTATCAGATGGCTGCGGAAGCTGTCGACCCTATGCGAGATGCCATCGAAGCGTTTTTGGCAATGGAAGTTCCCACAGATTGGGAAAACATGAGTACCAGCTTAAAACAAAGCTATGTCAGTGACTACGGCCATCAATCTAAGTGGCTACAAGATCAAGTTAGTAATGAACGGAAGCCACTCAACCAAACAACAACTCTGGAAATCATGGAAATTGTCTTCCATAAAACAGTGGATCGTTATTTAACCGGGCGAACAAACTCGGAAGCTAAGCGAATCAAGTTATTAATGGACAATATGGACGGCTGGGAAGCTAAAAGAATTAGAATGAATGGCAAGTTTCCACATGGATATGTTCACGTACAATGATTGAAAATGCTAAGTGTACCACGTTGTACCACCAAATGTACCACGCTAAGGCACTTGAAAACACTGTTATATCAACGATTGTCCGCGTGTACCACGTGTACCACGTTAAAACGAAAAGTTTCAGTTACAGGAGGAAACAGAGAAATGAAAGTAATTTATCCAAGTTTGGTTGAGCAAGCTTTCAACATCTACGTTAAACAATATGGACCAGTTGTTCCAAGTAGAGTTAACGAATTAAAATCATATATTTACGGAGTCTTGATTAAAAATGGTGTTTTAGACCAAAATGGTGATCCAACTCAAAAAGCAAAAGATAAAGGATTGGTTGGGAGCTTTACCCTAAATGAAGATGGAGAATATGAGCCAGAAACTGTAAGAGACTTAAAACTCGTGTACCCCATGTATGCACAATTTAGTGACGATCACTTTATGAAATCAAGTCGAGGGTGGTTAGCTGACGCCTACGTTATCCGAAGTATTTCAAACCAAGTTTTGAATGATCCTTCTAGTGATGAGGGACAACGCCAAAATGCGTACAAGATGTTGGAACAATTAGATGATTAATATGTAGAAAGGATTTAACTATAATGATTAAAACAAAAACGATTATGCGAATGTCTGTACAAGATTTAGACCGAGCAATTAACTTAGAATTAGCCAACTGGATTGATAGTGACAATGTCATTGACATTAAGTTTTCAAGTAATGCGTTTGGGGCAGACCTAGATTCTTCTTCTGCAGAATATTGCGCCATGATTATTTACAAGTGAGGTTAGCTAATGAAGAACTATAATCTAAGTCGATTAAATAAGCGGGTACAGTTTGGCACCGTCAAGTCAGTTGAAAATCCAATAAACGGCACAACCAAGCAACAATTCGTGCCACTGTTTACTGTCTGGTGCGGCGAGTATACGTTGACCATCAGTAACACGATTAGTCTTACTGGTACGACTGCGACAACTAACCAGCTAATTGCGGTGCGCCATGATGATCGGATCACGACGACCTTGGAAGCAATACTAGATGGAGTTACGTATCGTGTTGCTGGCGTTAGTTCTGATGGCGAACTGAATGCCTATGATGTTGTAACACTAACAAAGGTCAACGGTCATGGCTAAACCGGCGAAACAATGCGAGCACCCCGGTTGTCGGACGTTGGTTGCTTATGACACACGCTACTGTGAGAAGCACCGCAAGGCAACTAACAAGTGGCGGTATCACAAACGTATGTACGATTCAGATGAGAGTAAGTACCAACAGTTCTACAAGTCGTCAGCATGGCGCAAGTTGTCACGGCGATTCCTTGAAAGCAATACGGTATGTGTACAGTGCTACCAAGACGGGGTGATCCGTAAAGCCGATGTGGTCGACCACGTTATTGAAATCAAAGACGACTGGTCACGTCGCTTAGATGAAAGCAACTTGCAACCACTGTGTTACCGACACCATAACCGAAAAACGGGATTGGTTAGAGAACAACGGAAAAAACAAACTAAATAATCAATGAGTGTCGTGCTGAAAGGCACGGCGCTTTTTAGTATCTGCGGTCGCAAGTTACGACCCCGACGCACTAACTTGGTGCACTAGCTGACTCGCTAAGATGACGTGACAGGTTGCTTGTGCGCCCTAAGCTTAACTTAGGTAGTAGATCTGCGCAATACTGCGCTGAACTTTCAGCTGAGATACTAAGCGGAGTTTTCCGCTGACCTAGCAAGTGTAGTGCTGACTACACTTGTTAAGCTGAGTTACTGAGTCGAAATTTTCGACCGAGTTAACCAACCCGCATTTTGCGTCTACGTTGCCAAAATTGGCAATGGACTGCGACGATTTTTCGGCCGAGTGAGCAATCCAAGTTGGCGGCTGAATTTTCGGCCACGAGACTAATTCAAAACAGCATGACAGCCCAGAAACGTTGATATGGGGGGCTATGGTCGACCCGAGGGGAGCGGACAGCACACTTTTGTGTTTATAAAAGTCCCTTTTGAACTTTGATTTTTTGCTGATTTTGCTGGATTGTGAAATATCCCTACTAATAATACAAAATTTGAACAAATAAACAGTCAGGGGGTGATATGTAAATATAAACATGTTATTAATTGCACTTTTTAGAGATATGCGCGATAATATAGGTATAATAAACGAGTTCTGGATATATGTATCAATCAGCCGCTATGGGTCTAACCCGTGGGGGCTTTTTGGTACGTAAATTTAAACGAAAGGAGTGCTCCGAATGAGCCAAAAAGTAAAGGCCTTAGCTAGTATGAAGAAACATTTAACCAATGATGAACGTGATCAACGCAAGGACGCTGAAAAAGCGTTATTTGATTATCCGGTGCTTGATTTAACCCCGCCAGATTGGTTACATGATCGTGCTTTAACTGAATGGCAACGGGTAGCGCCTTACTTAAAGGCCAATACCCCAATTAGTGAACTTGACCGGGCCATGTTAGCCAGTTATTGCCGCGCTTATGCCACCGTACAGACTTGCGAGAATGATATTCGTAAGAACGGGCTGGTACAAACTAATCAAGAGACTGGCGCCCGTAAGCCAAACCCGTACGTGGCTTTGCAGTCACAAGCGATGAAAGATTTAAAAGCCTTAGCCAATGATTTAGGCATGTCGCTATCAAGCCGGGCCCGCATGGAATTAAACAAGCAAAAAGATGAGACACCCGAAGATACTTTCGAGGCGATGCTGTCATGATTGAATATGTTGACCAAGTTTTATCGGGTCAAGTGTTGGCTGGTCAAAAGATTAAATGGGCGTGTGAGCGATTTAAACGCGATTTAAGCCGTTCTAAAGAAGACAGCTTCCCGTTCTACTATGACGAAGACAAAGCGGCACAGGCGGTTAAATTTATCGAATTAATGCCTAAGACTGACGGTAGCCAACTCACCATGCAGCCCTTTCAAAAATGGCTTATTAGTGAGCTGTATGGCTGGCGTGAAAAAGCAACCGGCAATCGCCGTTATGATCGGGCGTTCATTAGTATGGCACGGAAGAACGGTAAGACCTATCTAGCTTCTGGTATGGCCGCTAATGGGCTTTTAAGAGAACGTCAGCCCGCCCGTAACCGACAGGTATTATTCGTCAGCAATGCCCTTAAACAAGCTAAATTAGGCTATGACATGCTTTCAAGTGGGCTACGGCAAGTGCGCAAGCAATCGAAGTACATGCGGCAACGTATTAAGGTGCAGAAACAAGCCATTACTGACTTAGAAACTGATTCGCAAGCCTTGGCCCTTGCCAGTGATACCAGTACGCTTGATGGTTATGCCGGGACTACCGTTATTTTAGATGAATGGCACGAAGCTAAAGACCGCAAGGTGTACAACGTCTTAAAGTCCGGCCAAGCACAAGAAGATAATTCATTGCTGGCAGTGATTTCTACCTCGGGCCTTAACCTCAACGTTCCAATGCACGCCGAATATGACATGCTGACGGACGTTTTAAAGGGCAAAACCGAAGCTGACCGTTACTTTGTGGCAATCTGGGAACTGGACGACCGCGAAGAAGTTTACGATCAAGCCAATTGGATCAAGGCCAACCCGTTATTCAGTGAACCACACGTTAAACAACGCATGACGGAAAAGATTCAGGCCGATGTTGACCTTGCCATTAAACAAAATAATCTCATTCCGGTACTGGTTAAGAATTTCAATATGTGGTTGCAAGCCAGTGAGGACAGCTATATTTCAGCCGACGATTGGGCCGCTGGTAAATTGGCCAAGGTACCCGACTTACATAATCGTGACGCCTATATTGGCATTGATTTATCAAAAAGTAATGACTTGACCGCGGTTAGTTGGCTCGTTCCAATTGGCAACGGTCAGTTTTATTGTGATAGTCATTCGTTTGTGGGGACTAAGTACGGCCTTGATTCTAAGATTAAACGTGATGGGATTGATTACCGGTCAATGGAGCGGGCGGGTGAGTGTAGTATTACCCGACTAGACAGCGGGGTGATTGATTATGACGAGCTATTTGATTTTGTACAAAAACTAGTCGGAAAATACAACTGGAAAGTGAAAGCTGTCGCTTATGACCCGTATAACGCGCAAACGTTAATTACAAAATTCGAGAAATTAAGCTACCCACTGTTTGAAGTGCGACAAGGCACCAAGACTTTGAATATTCCAACCCGCAATTTTCGTGATCAGCTTTACGATGACAAGATTAAACATAACGGCAACAAGATTCTCGCTTATGCGGTCAATAACGCCATCTTGAAAGTGCTAAACAATGGCTGGCAACTGGATAAAGCCCGCAATAGTAACCGAATTGACCCGATTGCGGCGTTGATTAACGCGTTTGTAGCGGGTATGGACTATTACCAAGAAAGTGAGGATCAACAACATGCAGAAGATTACTACAAAACAGCGACTGCGGCAGATTTGTTCTGATTATGTGCAAACGATCTTGTTGGTGATTGGGTTAATCTGCTTAGTAATTGGTTTTGGCTGCTGGATCAGTTGGCAAGCGGGGCTAATATTGGCTGGTATGGCAATGATTCTGTTGGCCTTGCTAATTAATTATGAAAAGCAAAGAGGTGATTAAATGAGTTTCTTCGTTAAAAGCAGTACCACCAGTGGCACGCATGACCCGGTAGCTGACGCCTTGGTTAGTTTATCAAGTAATGACCCGTATACGTTTGTAAGCGCGGCGGTACTGCGCAATAGTGACATTTACGCGGCGATTAACATTATTGCAAGTGATATTGCCAGCAATCCGATTACATGTGATACAGCGATCTTTAATACCATGATTAATCAGACCCCTAATAGCCAGATGGACGGGTACCATTTTAAATATGCGTTGGCAGCTAACTTGTTACTCAACGGCGATAGTTTTGCCGAGATTTTGCCTAATCATACGTTGAAATTGATTGCCAATAACCAATTGACGGTTGAACAAGATGACGTCAGTGGGGCGTTGACCTACACCTATACCCCGATTGGTGGTAACAGTCGTCAGATCGCGCCTAATAACATTTTACATTTTAAATATTTCACCAAAGACGGCGTATCGGGAATTAGTCCTCTATATGCCCTCAAAGATGAGCGCCAGATTCAGTCGGCCGGCAATAAATTGCTAACCGGCTTTTTTACTGCGGGTGTGCATGGCACCACGATCGTTAAATTACATCAAACGGACTTAGGCAAAGAAGCCAAAGAAAACGTTAGAAAGCAGTTTGATGAAACTACCACTGGTGATAATGCGGTTAATACGATTGTCACTGATGATGGTATGGACATTAGTAATCTGTCGTTAAATACTGACGTGTTGAAGCTGGTCAACTCGAATGACTGGACGACCCGACAAATTGCTAAAGCCTTTGGCTTACCACCGGAGCGCTTAGGGGTTGAAAATGATCATTCTAACCAAGAACAAAGCGGCGTGCAGTATCTACAAGGGACGTTGCAACATTACTTTGATAGCTTTACCAGTGAGCTGTCGTTCAAGCTTGGTCATGACTTCACGTTTAATACGGACAAGTTATTGAGCCTTGACCCGCAAACCCAACAAGCCCAAGCAGTAGCGGGCTATACGGGCGGCATTATGAGCCGCAACGAAGCACGGTCCAAGATTGGCTTACCACCAACTGACGATGGCAATATTTTCCTAAACTTACAAAAGAATGGAGTGAATACGAGTGAAGAATAAGCAACGATTTACCTTGGCGGCTGAACTGAAAGCCGAAAAACGTGACGCCGTCCCAACCGAACCCGAAAATCAGGATCAGTCCAATTCAGGTGAACCAGCCACGCAAGCCCAGCAAGTTGACGGCAAGCCGGTTATTTCTGGTTATGCCGTGGTGTTCAATAGTCCCTCATTGAAAATGAGTACGAATGATGGCACTGAATTTGTTGAAATGATTGATCCCGCCGCCCTTGATGGCTTGGACTTATCAAAATTAGTCCTATTGAATAGTCATAATTGGGCGCAACCGTTAGCCCGGGCCGACAACGGCACCCTCACCACGAGCGTTGATGATACGGGTTTAAAGTTTACGGCGGAGCTAGACCCTAGCGTTAGTTATGCGATGGATACGTATAACAATATTAAAAATGGGGTAATCGGTGGGTGCTCGTTTACCTTTGATTTAGACAATGGCGATGATACTTGGACGCAAGATACTGCGAGCGGTCAAGTTACCCGAACGGTCAACCATATCAAAGACTTATACGAATTAACGACTACGGCTATTCCAAGTTATGGACAGTCGAGTGTTCAGCAAGTAATTCAAATTGAAAGTCGTAGTTACGAAAAATTTATCAATCAAGCAAAGGAGCCTGACAACATGGCAAAACAAACAATTATTGATCCCAATAACAATGACAATGGCAACGAAAACAAGACCGGTATTCCCGCCTTTGAACAATATGTACGGACGCACGGTGAAACCCGAGACGGCTTAAAGACGGACGGTGCCAGTGCCGTTATCCCTAAGGAACTGATTACCCCCGTCTTCCAACTAAAGCAATCTAAGTACAACCTTGCCCAATATGCGACGGTTAAGCAAGTTTCTAGTGGTTCCGGGACTTATCCAATTGCCACCAGCCAACAATCTGCGGTACTGGCTACTAAGGACGAATTAGCCAACATTGCGGACGTTGACGCGAACATGTTTACGGAAGTACCGTTTGATGTGAAGACCCGGGCGGGTAAGATTGCCTTATCTAATGAAGTGGTGGAAGACGCCGAAGTTGATATTGTCAGCGAAGTTAAAACGCAATTACAACAATTGGTTGATAACACGGACAACACGCAGATCATGGGCCTGCTAACGGGTAGCAACTTTACTAAAGCAACGGCCACCAGTATTGATGATCTTAAAAAGATTTTCAACGTGACGTTAGATCCCGCCTTGAGCAAAATGTGGCTAGTGAACCAATCCGGGTTCAATTACCTTGATACACTCAAGGACACCGAAGGTCGTTACTTATTACAACCTAACCCAACAGCACCCAGTGGTTTCACCTTATTAGGGGCGCCAGTCGTCATGATCAGTGACAAGTTATTGGCCAACAATGCCGACGGGACGTTCCCAATGATTGCGGGGGACTTATCACAAGCGGTGGCTGTCTTCCGGCGTAACCAAGTAACCGCCCAATGGGACAAGTTCGACCAGTTCAGTCAGGGGCTTTCCGTAATTGTGCGGAATGATTATGAAGTGATTGATAAAACCGCCGTAATCAACGTGGCGTTAGGAACTGCGACTGCTGGTAAGTAATCGTACCCAAAAGTGGGTACGGCTATACAAGGGGTGTCTATTTGACACCCCCCCTATACATAAATTAAAACCAAGGGGGTCGCGATTCGTTCCCCCCCTAAAAAAGGAGTGATTACATGGCTGTAACCGTTGATGATATTAAACTAAGTTTACGAATTGATGTGACCGAAGATGATCCAATGATTCAAAGCTATTTAGACGCCGCCAAGGACTATGTTCAGACGGCCGTTAGCAAGAATGAAGATCTGACTGTCTACAAACAGTATGATTTTGCGGTATCCTTGCTGACACAATTCTGGTATCAAAACCGATTAACCGATATGACCAAGACGCCGTATCAAGTTGTCAGCATGATTCAACAATTGCGTGGCTTAGTAACCGGATAAGCTTTAAAATGAATATGTTTCATGCAAAAAAATCATAGATGAAAATATTTGTTTTTAGTGTTATAATATAAGTATTGATTGTGTTGATATTAGTCGGAACGGGGTGTAATAGCCCCGTTTTTTAATACATATATCTGGAACCAGAAAGTGTGATTCCAATGCGCCAAGATGTTAAGAAAATTTGTAATTTATTAAAACAATATGCCAAACTAAAACGTGACCTGACGGCTTTTAATCAGGTTTCCAGCCCCTCATTCGATGGAGTATCAAGCCATAGCAGCCGAAACAACGCTGAAAGCCGCCTGATAAACCACGTTGACTTGTCTTACCAGCTAAAAGAAGTCGAAGACGCGTTAAATGCCATCCATGATCCACAGTATCTATTTATCCTGCATGAATACATCATTAACAAGCGATTCACCCGAAACGAAGCTTGCGAACGCTTATCCGTCAGTGTTAGCAAGTTTAATTATATGAAGAACCAAGCGCTAATAGATTTTGAAAAATTACTAAATTTAGTAAGATAAATTTTACAAATTTAAGTGTTAAGTATAATATTAAATTAGATATTTGGGAGTTATTCGTGAAGGGCGGTGTAATTTATGGCTATTTGGTCTAATGATAGAAAGCTTGCTTTGTCTGGTTGGCTAAAGAGGTATGATTACAAGAGTTTCGATACACCTCTTAAACTGCAGAAATTTTTATTTTTTTATGAAGGAATGTCGAAAGCAGATGGTGATAAGTATGATTTCGACAAACTCAAGGGATATAAAAATGGGCCAGTATTTAGTCAGGTCTGGGGAGATTATACTAAAGAAAGAACAAATTTCGAGAATGCAATTGAGCAAGTGGAAAAAAAACAGGAAGATTATGTAAATAAGAAAAGGGCTGAGTTGATTGGGTTCTTTATTGAAACTTGTACACCAGATGAATTGTCACGTATTACTCATCATATGAATGTATGGGAGAGTAAGAAGGCGCGTATTTTGCTTGGCGAAAAGCAAGTAGCTCTTGAAGATTCTGATTTTTCTGAAAATGATATTAATATGATGAAGACAATAAAAAATGTGTATCCTCATGAGATGATTAGGAATAGTAAGATTATTGAAATAGGAAAAAATAGTTTCATTTTTTCAAAGGATGACGCTAAGAAACTTTCTCCTGGCCAGATAGATACACTTCAAGCTCTTGCCAAGAATGAAAATCTAGATAATCCAGTATATGTTGAGGTTAGTGGGGAGAGATTATTAGTTGATTAAAGAAAGCGACGTTGTTAGTTTATTTGTGCCTTTTCCGAATACTGACGCAAATTTAGCTTTAAATGCACATATGTATATATGTCATAAAGTGGTTGAAGGTGAAACAGATTTAATAAAATGTCAAACTTTCAAGAATAAGTATTTCATTCAAAATGAAGTAAAACACAAAGTGGTTGAAGATCCTGATATCAATCGTAATCCTTTTATTAGAAAATCTCTTATTGATTGTGATAAGTTATTTCAGTTTATAGGCGTGTATATACCTGAGGCATTGTTAGCTAAAAGAAGAAGAGATGTTTGTCCAGGGCTTTTTAGAGATGTAGAAACAGAACTTTCAGCGGAAGGTTATACAGTTCCTGAAGTTAACTTACGCGAATTAGTTGATATTAATGGTCTTTTATAGATAACCGACTCTATTATGAGTTGGTTATTTCTTTGCAACAAAAAACTGCTACTCGATTGAGTAACAGTCACTGCCCCGCGCAAGTATGAAGTCACTGGAAACAGTGGCTTTTTTGTTATATTTTTGGCTGTCCTTTTGGCTGACTTTTAGTGAAAAGAGATGACAACTAATGACAAACTGTAGTAATAAAAAAGCTGTAACCAAGGTGTTTTTGACAACCAATGATAACAGCTGATAACGAATATTGGGTATACTGGGCTCGAACCAGTAAATTACGGATTCAGAGTCCGCTGCCTTACCAATTTGGCGAATACCCAATAACAACTATTTAATAGTAACTTTTCCAGCAAATACTGTCAAGACTTTGCTGAAACTTTGTGTCTATTTTTTGCATTTTTGCTTGAATATCGTATCAGTTGGTGGCTAAACTAGTTAAATGGAAGGTGAGTGTATGTCGAAGTCAGAATTAGATCATTTATTCGATCATCTGCGACAACAATTGATCGTATGGGCGGTCACGGCCATCGGATTAGCAGTTATGCGCAGCTTTTTGTTACCCCAATTATTGACTTTCGTTTTTTGGTGTAGTGTGGCCTACTGTTTGCTCTTATTCGTTGGTTTAGTTGTTGTGACGATTTTTAGGTGGCAAAAATCTTAATTATATTTGACAAGCCGCTTATCATTCGGTAAGATAATAAATGAATTTGTGCCCGCTGGTCAAATTGGTTAAGACGTCGCCCTCTCAAGGCGGAGTTACGGGTTCGATCCCCGTGCGGGTGATAAGTCGACGTCGGTAGATAAAAAGAGAAGCGTCATAATGCTGGTATATCAGCATTATGACGCTTCTCTTTTGCTAATTGGTATCAAATTAAAACCCCAATTTTGCGTTTTGGCTGTTGTGATCACAACAGCACTGTTAAGCGCTCATAAAAAAGGGTTTTGGGATCGTGTCACAAGTAAGGGTCCTATGAATTAA